GTTTGTTACAGTTCGCAATGATGGTTCAAATGAGCTAAGATTTGGATTTTCTTCAAATGGAGTTCAAGGAACAAACTACATTAGCTTAGATGCAGATGGGAGTTTTACTGGAGATTTTAAATTGGGAAGCCTTTATCTTATAGCATCCGGAAGCGCCACAACAGCTAGCGTTATCGCCGGAATAACAACAGTCCAGAAACCAGCGACATTCGCAAACTGGTCTGGCTCAGCGGGGGTTGGATAATGGGATTTGGTAGAGGATTTGGCGGAGCGCCAAGTAAAACAGATGGCGGCTTAAAAAAAATAAGAGCTATTAGAGAAAATGCACTTGCAGCAGATATAAACATTAACTCAAGGGACATTAAAAATGGCGCCCTTAGTCGTACTGTTTCCGGAACTATTGTGGACACAATGGTCTTTACGGATGTTGATGCATTAGCAAAAGATCTTAATTTAAATATTGGTGATGAATTTGATTTTAAAATGTATATTAACAACCCCAATCGTGGGACGCACACCCTCAGAGTGCCGTCTTCCAGAGACGTCTCAGGTCTTCTATACTATGGAGATCTAAGAGGTCTTGGCCCAGTTACTGAGGGTAGTTGCATTTACGAATTTAATTTCTTTTATATTGAAAGAGGCAAAATGGCTATTACCGTAAGCAAAGCAGATTTAGTTACTTAAGGAGATAAAAGATGCCAAATACAGGCTTTTTAGGCTGGGCCTACATATCAGGAAGCACCATATCATTTGATTCTGGTGTAGCAGATAAACAAGTTTTATTTATGTCTGGTACAAGCGTTGTTTCGGGTGCAAGCAACCTTCAGTTTGATTATGGAGCAAATGCTTTAATCTTAACCGGGAACTTGACAGCATCAGGGCACGTTTCTGCCTCAACTTATCACGGCGACGGTTCAAACCTAAGCGGTATCTCCGCATCTCCCGGTGGCTCGAATAGGCAAATCCAGTTCAATAATGGCGGCGCATTTGGTGGGGATGCAGGGCTAACTTACAATTCTTCAACTGATTCGCTCACAACAGTAAACCTAACAGCAAGCGGCCACACTATCCTTGGCTCTGGTGTAACAAACTCAGACATTACAGTTAATGGCTTTCTAGAGAATTCGTCATCAGCCGGCGCAAGAAAATATAGGCTGTTTATTGAGAACCAAAATTTAAACGAATCCGAAAACTATGGAGAGTATCTATACAACTTTGCTGTAACTGGAACAATAACAAAAGGAATCCTAGGATACATAAACAGCTCCAGCAAAATTGATATATTAACAGCATCTGTAACAGGATCAGGGATTGAGTCTTTGCTTGGGTTCATTGCCGGCAACAACGCCGAAACCGGATTTTTAACAAGAGGCTATTGTCGACCCGGCGACTTGGCTCTGAGCTCTTCTACTGGGACAGGATCTTTAGATGTTGGAACACAAGTTTACGCCGATCCAACAACCCCTGGTGGATTTACAACTGTTAAGCCAACAACCGCAGGCCATTGTGTTAGAGTTGTTGGCCATTCAGTAACCAGTAACATAATTTTCTTTAATCCATCACCAGATTTTATCGAATTATAGTATTTTTAATAAAAAGCGTACTATTTATTAAAGTAAAGTAATTTTTATAAGGAGTTTATTAATGTCAATGCTTGAACAAGCCATCGTCGATGCGAAGGAACTTCGTGAAGCCGCAAAGGCAAACGCTGAGGCTGAAGTTTTAGAAAAATACTCATCTCAAATCAAAGAAGCCGTTGATCGTCTTCTTGAGCAAGAAGATGAAGAAGAAATTGAAGCAGGGGATCTTGGCGCCGAAGATGGAGCCGAAGTTTTAGATCTTGATGCGGAAGTAGAAGATGGCGTTGAGGACGACATACCAGCTTCATACCAAGCTCAGCCAACCGACGAGGTAGAAGAAGCAGAAAAAATGATTGATGACGCTTCTGATGCCCTTGAGCAAGCCCAAAATGTGCTTGACCAACTTGCAACACAAGTTACAAGGATTGGCGAAGAAGCCAACGATGATGAAGTGGTGACAATTGACTTGGGCAGCCTTGAAGACAAGGTTGACGACGAAGGGGAAGCACAAATAGAAGAAGTTCCCGGCGAGCCCGAAACTGCTCTCGAAGAAGAGCTTGATTTATCAGAAGATGAACTTCTCGACCTTGCAGAGGCCCTTACTGTTGATCTTTCAGGTCAAAAGAGCGGCTGGGCAGGTCGCCCCGATAGCCAGGTATTTTTTGAGCAAGAACTTGAACTTGCAAGGCTTCAATGCGATAAGCTTCAAGATGAAAACCAAGAGTTTAAAGAAGCAGTTGAAAGACTAACTGAAAATAAAAATAATCTACAAGAACAATTAACAGAAAAACAAAAACTAATTAAGAATACAGCAGTTTTAATTGAAAGCTTACAGAATAAGCTTTCAGAGTCCCATCTCTTAAATACGAAACTGTTTTATTCTAATAAGGCTCTATCCGATTCCTCCTTGAATGAGCGACAAAAAAATAGAATTGTTGAAGCAATCAATAAAGCCGATGCGACCGATAAGGTCAAAGATGTGTTTGAGACTCTATGTGAATCTGTTTTAACTGATTCTGCAAAGAATGCAGCACCAGAAAGCCTAACAGAAGCGCTAAAAGTAAGAACACTTGTGGCTCGCCCAACTAAAAAGAAAACAATAAGCGAGTCAAGCGACGTTCTTCGTATGAAGAAACTAGCAGGCATACTTTAATTCTATAAAATTATAAAGGAGAAATAGAAAATGTCAGTTTTAAAGACACTAACAGAGGGCATTGAGCCCCGTGACCTTTATAAGGAGTCGTCCGCTCTACTTCAAAAGTGGGAGCGAACTGGTCTTCTTGAGGGTCTAAATTCAGACGATCACCGTACTCAAATGGCTCGTCTTCTTGAGAACCAAGCCAAGGAGCTTCTTCGTGAGTCATCCGCAATGGCAGCCGGCGATGTTGAGGGTTTTGCAGCAGTTGCATTCCCCCTTGTTCGTCGAGTATTCGCTTCATTAGTTGCGCAGGACCTTGTTTCTGTTCAGCCAATGTCACTTCCATCAGGTCTAATCTTCTTCCTAGACTTTACCTTCTCAAACGAGACAGGTACTCGTCTTGGTAATGTCGGTGGCACCTCAATTTATGGCCAAGGCCGAGTTGCTTCAGAGATCACTGGCGGTGTAATCCTTACCGGTGCTAATGCTGAGGTTGGCCCTTACGCACTTAACAACGGCTTTGCTTCACCAACCGCTTCTATCACCGTTGCAACAACACTTGTTGCTTCAGGCTCTGTGACAGAAGGCGGCGGCCTTGTATTTGATGGCAATACAGCAGGATACGATCTACAGAAGCTTCTTCGCTTCGATCCCGATCTAACTTCAGGCTCAGCTTTCGCTGCAGCTACAATCCCACTTGCCACTCTAACAGCCGGTCAGTTCAACGAAGATGATTTTGTCGCCCTAACCCTCACCAGCCTTGGTAATGGCCGTCAAGTTCGACGCCTTACCGGCTTCGATCCAACAAACTCAGCAAATGTTCTTGTTGTTGTTGAAGCCTCGGGTTCAGAAACAGCAACAACCCTTGCAACAGCGCTTAACGCTGTTACAGCATGCACTGCTCCAATCGACGACGACTTCATTGGCGGTGGCGCACTTGGTTCAGTTGTTGGTGATTCATCTTGGGGTCTTGAGAATGAGGCAGACATCCCAGAGATCGACATCAAGGTCGATTCAATCTCTGTCACAGCAATGACCAAGAAGCTTAAGGCTAAGTGGACACCAGAGCTCGGCCAAGACCTTAACGCATACCACAACATGGATGCAGAGGTTGAGCTTACATCAATCCTTTCAGAGCAAGTTGCTCTTGAGATTGACCGTGAAATCCTTGAGGACCTTGTTAAGGGTGCGACCGCTGGTACTTTCTACTGGTCACGTCGACCAGGCAGATTCCTAAACCGTGAGACCGGCGCTGATATTGGCGGCGGAACCGCAAACGAGTCACTCCTCGGTGCAGACTTCACCGGTAATGTTTCCGAGTGGTACGAGACACTCATTGAGACAATCAATGACATCTCCGCTCAGATTCACCGCAAGACACTTCGTGGCGGCGCCAACTTTATTGTTGTCTCACCAGAAATGGCTAACTTCCTTGAGTTCACCTCCGGCTTCCGTGCTTCTGTAACTCACGACGACGATCGTGGCACAGTTGGCGCTGTAAAGGTTGGTTCAATCTCCAAGAAGTTTGACGTATACGTCGACCCATACTTCCTACGCAATGTCGTACTAGTTGGTCGTCGTGGCGCTTCCTTCCTTGAGTCTGGCTACGTATACGCTCCATACGTACCACTCCAGGTCACACCAACAATCTTCGGCGTTGAGGACTTCGTACCTCGTAAGGGTGTCATGACACGCTACGCTAAGAAGATGGTTCGTCCCGATATGTACGGACTTGTAGTCTGCAAAGACTTCCTTGGCTAATCTAACTTAAGTTAGATATTAAACCCCTCGGCATTATTGTCGGGGGGTTTTCTTTTGCCGAGAACTATTTAAGATAGATTACTTAAAAAGGAGACCAAAAGAATGGCTTTGCCTGTTTTGACCCCCATTTCACAAACCTCGGCTGTAATATTGCCCCAGACAGGAACAGCAACTGATGTTGCAGGAACCCTACCTTACGGTATATACTCCACATCAGACTCTTTCTTAACAGGAGCAGCAGACCAAGTTGCTTATACGTATAAAATGCTTGGCGGTGATGTTTTAGATATTGAACTTACTGCTGGCAATGTTTATGCGGCCTATGAGGACGCTTGTGTTGAATATTCTTATTTGGTTAATCTTCACCAAAGCAAAAACTCACTTACTGATCTTCTTGGATCCGCAACAGGGTCTTTTGACTCGGATGGAACAATTATTGGCGGAGACGCATCAGGATCTTCGGCCGCAACAAAGTTTACTCGCTTTTCCTTTGAATATTCAAGAAGAGTTGGAGATGCAATTGGTACAGAAGTTCGTGTTGGTGGCCTTGTCACCATTTACTCTGCTTCGATTGACGTTGAGGTTAAGAAGCAAGACTATGATCTAGAAGAGATCTTAAGAAACGATCCTGTACACTCTGGTACTGTTGGAACAGATAATAGAATAATGGTTCGCAAAGTATATTATAAAACACCACAAGCAATGTGGAGATTTTATGGTTATTATGGCGGATTGAATACAGTTGGCAACTTGGCTAGCTATGGCCAGTATGCTGATGATTCAACATTTGAAGTTATTCCAGTCTGGCAAAACAAAGCCCAGGCTATGGCTTTTGAGGACAACATCTATACAAGGACAAGTGGGTTCTCTTATCAATTAAGAAACAACAAACTAAGGATCTTCCCTGCCCCTTCTATTGTTCAGCCAAAGAAAATGTGGATTGAATACTCTGTTGACGAGTCTCCTTTATCATCCTCAGTTGGCTATGTGCAAAAACAAATAAATGGCGTTAATAATATGAACACCCTGCCATTTGAAAACATTCCATTTGAAAATGTTAACTCAATCGGTAAGCACTGGATTCGACGCTATGCTCTCGCTGTCTCAAAAGGGCAGTTGGGTGAAGTTCGTTCTAAATTTGCCACTGTGCCTATTCCTGGCGAGTCTGTGACGCTTAATGGCACTGCCCTTAAGGACGAGTCCAAGACAGAAAAGCAAGCCCTTAGAGACGAACTGAAGGCCATTATGGACGAATTGACTTACACCAAACTTGCACAAGATGATCAAGCCAAGATAACTGCCGTGGTCGAGACCTTTAAATCAATTCCAATGGCCATTTATACAGGCCCACAAGGTAGTTCATAATGTCTGACGAGTGGAGCCGCCCAGCAAGCCCGCCACCACCTCTTTTCTTTAATGAAAAAGAGCGAGATCTTGTAAAACAAGTAAATGATGAACTTATTGAAAGAGTTATTGGGCAAACTGTTGCTTATTATCCTCTATCTCTTGAACACACAAACTATCACCCTCTTTACGGAGAGGCAATACAAAAAACATTCCTACCACCCGTAAGAGTTCACGCTCTTGTAAAGTTTGATGGGATCCAAACAGAAACTTCAAATTACGGTTTAGATAAAACTGCTTCTATTGTTGTTAATTTTCATAAAAGAAGATTAACTGAAGATCAAGATCTCTATGTTAGAGAAGGCGATTTTGTTCTATACGACACAATACTTTATGAAATAACAACCTTAATGGAGCCCAGGCTATTGTTTGGTCAAGCAGATAAAAGATTTGAGATCTCTGCTAAGTGTCTAAGATCTAGAGAAGGATTATTCGATGGACAATAAAGAACAAGAAAATATAATTGAAATTCCTTTTGAGCCCTCCACATTGGAGAACATTGATGAAGCAGTTTTTAACTTTGTTAATGAGGATCTGAATGTAAGCACAAGAACAAATAAAGGCTTTAATAAAGTGCCCGTATTCTGGCAGGGGTCGGAGCGTGCTTGGTATACAAAGAGAAATCCAAGGCCAAACGATGTTCTTAACTTCCCAGTAATAACAGTTGCAAGAACTGGGCTATCAAAAGATACCTCTAAAAAAGGTATTTTTCAAGCAAATGTCCCACCTGACTCAAATGGTGCTTCAATACAGATTGCAAAAAGAATAATGCAAAGCAAAACAGGTGATTTTTCAAATGCTTTTGCAAAGCAGAAGACCGGTCGCTCTACGCAGAGCAGAAGAAATAAAAAAACTAAAACAGTCTATGATTTTATTGGCATTCCTCAAGTGGTGCACATTAATCCAGTTTATGAAGTAATCCTTACCTCTTTGTATACACAACAAATGAATGAAATGCTTCAACCTTTCATGGTGCGAACAGGAAACTTCAATTACAAGGTTATTGAAAACAATTTTCATAGCTATGAGTTAT